AAAAGAAGCAGCAGAGAAGATGGGAATAACTATACAAGCTGTATATATGGCTATAAAACAAGGTCGTTTGACTGCTATGGAAGATAGTCAAGGAAATATTGTTATAAATAGCGATACCATGGTCGCTGAGATGAAAAAAAATGGTCAATATCGCAGGATGAAAAATAATGCAGTTTTGCCTACAACATCAACCCCACCTAAAAAGAAAAGATATTCTTCTACAAAAGACTCAATTCCAGAATACGAAGAAAGTAAAGCTAGGACAGAACATCTTAA